CCAGTTCCAATAGACCATAGTAACGGTCAAGACCACGATGATCAAAAAATAAACGAGTTTCAATTTTAGATCCTTCACGAGTTAAACGGGACTTTTTCGCCTCACATTTAATAATGTTTCCGACCAGATCGGTTCCTTCTTTTTCTTTTTTCTTTGAGAGATATACAATTGTACTAGCAGAATACTTAAGACCACTACCGCCCCCCATCTCTTTAGCAGGTACATACGAGCCAATAACATCATAAGTATGGTTTGTAACTAACATGGGTATATTTGCCTTACCTAATTTCAAAGTAAGAATCCTAAAGCATGACTTAACCAGTTGTGCTTTAGTCATATCACGAACGTTCTTTTCATTAGAGGCATCTTCTACCTCTTTATTAGTCGCTAACATGCCTAGAGAATCAAGCACAAACATAAGAGGTTTTCTCTCATCTTTGGGTTGCTCTAGGTATTTATCCAGCACTCTAACCGCCTGTGTCCTGAACTCTTCTATAGTATTAATAGGGAAAATGACCAATCTTTTTGAATCTATTCCTCTACTTTCAACCATCTCTTTAGAGATAGCAGATTCAGTTTCAAAATATAAAACTCCAGCATCAGGATTTGTTTCTAAAAAATTCTTGGCAATAGAAAGACAGAAAAATGTCTTACCAGTACCAGTTTCTCCAGCAAGTGCTGTAATTTTATTAGAAGGAATACCTCCTACAATAGATCCACTGACTAGAGCATTGAAAATATGACTTCCAGTGTCAACAAATGACTCTACATCACCTGCAGCAATACCATCTGAAGCAACTGTAGCATACTCGTTCTTACTATCTTTAATTATTTGTTTTAAAAAATCCATGTTAGGTGTTGATCTTGTAATATTCATCAGAAAAATTGGAGTAGAGATACTCTACGTTCGGAATCCCAACCGATACATTCTAGCACATTTCTTAAAGGTTGGTAAAATGACTTATCGAACTGTAAATTATAGTCTATGTAATTGTCAACGTTGAACTCTCTGGGTATAGTACCCATGAAAGAAACTACATTCTCCCCAATAGGGTTTGGTTGTTTTAGATAAAGAAACTTTATCTTTTCTCCCTCTTGTATAGGAGCATACTTATGTGATACCTTATTCTTTCTAACATAGTAATTATAAAGTAGAGCACCACGTACATGTATGGGTGTTCCCTTTACATATATGTCAGCATTACTCTTATATTTCTCAAGACCATTGACACCACGAGGGAATGCGATGTCAATAGGATCCTGCTTTCTTGTGTCCTCTTTTACATGGTCAATATAATCGAGAACATCCTCATTAGTACCCTTGATAATAGTCTTGAATGCCTCCAAAAGTTTGTTTCTGAAGTATTGTGGGGTTGAAGACCTTTGAGTCTCTAGACCCATGATTTTCATCTTGGGTTTCTCATATCTTACACCCTCACTATCCCATACGTCAAGGATATATCTCTTTTTCGCAGTCCAAATACCCTTTGAAGCAATATTCTCACGTGCCATGACCATCTTCTGATCATAAGCATTCAAGTAGTCGGCCAGTTCTTGGTAAGAACTCTCAATATACTTCTCAAATTCCAGATTACAGATCTTATCAAGGAACGTAACAACGCTTTCATCAGTTTTCTCTCTGCCCTTGTATACACTCTCAACCATAGGACCCAAGTTAAGGTACATAGAGTCAGTATCTGAAGCAATAACATAATCTTCTCCTTCAGTTTTGAGTATCCTATTCAGATACTCATTCATTTTGTTACCAATCCACCTAATAGATAACTGTCCTGATGTGGTAATTGCCTCTGCAATCTCCAAACGATAGTATCTAAAGTGCTCGTTACCAATGGCACCATAAGCACTGTTCAATTGGATCTTTCTTGCCATCTGTATGTTATTACATCTAGCAATTTCTTTCTTTAACTGTACACTAGGGTTCTTTTCATACTGCTTTTTAGCAGCAATCATCTTCTTCTTATAGATGGTACGTTCCTTATAGATTTTCTCCATAAGTTTAGGAAGAAAACCCTGAAATGTAGTGTCATATAGAGTACCATTAGCACATACAGTACAACCCTTTAGGTCATCTAACGATTCCTGTTTGTAAAGTAACCTGTCAATTTGTGCACTGGGGCGTTTTCCTGGTAGTAAGGTCTCTGGCGAGAGGTTATACTGCATGATGAGATGAGGGTACAGACTGTTGAGGTCAAAACTAACAACCCAATCGTATATACCTGGTATCGGTTCTTTAACATAAGCACCTATGTATTGATCATCTTTATTGCTTTCTCTTTTAGGAGGAATAGCAATGTTTTGACGTGCAAGATAAACATATATGATGTTATCCCACATTCTTACTTGAGAATACACATCCTCAAAATTAACTCTTGCATCATATGCCATAGTTATGGCCAAGTCAAGTAGTTTCATCTTGTCATCAAGTTGATCTACCAACCTAACGTCATGAATGTTATACTCTACAAACTTACTCCAATCATTATCATAAAATTCTTTGAAAGTATCATACTCCGAGTGATCTAATTTCTTCTCACCCAGTTCAACAAAAGCAATATGATCTAACCTATAAGACTCTTGGTTGGTATAAGTAAACTTCTTATATAATTCTAGATAATCTAGTACTGCAATACCAGAAATGTCATAAGCAATCTGCCTACGACCTTTGATGTATATTTCCCTGCAATAAACATTCTTCCATGGTGAGATCAATCTTGACTCTTTCTCTCCAACAACTCTATTGATCCTACGGATGATGTAGGGCATATCAAACAGTTGTACATTCCACCCTGTAATAACATCTGGATAGTTTGAAGACCACCAATGAACAAATGCATTAAGCATAGCAGTCTCGCTGCTAAAATGCATATACTTTACATCACCATGAACACCATCTTTAGTGTCATGATCATAAGGTTTTGTGCCAAAAACAGATATAATATTAGTATTCGAATCCTTGATACTTATTAATAGTATCTCCTGATCAGCACTCTCGATATCAGGGAACCCATTCTCTGCACGTGTTTCAATATCAAGGGTAAACACACGAATATCACCCATATCATACGACATGGATTCATCAGGGTATTGCTCGTAAAGATATTGATTTACGTATCTAGTCTGACCGCAAATATCAAAGTCAGGTATATCTCTATGGTCTTGTACAAACCTTTTCGCATCACGAATTGTGCCTTGCTTAACAGGTCTAACATACTTACCATCTAATGTTCTCCACTCCGACTTTTCAGGTGAAGGGAGAAACAAAGTTGGATTAAATTTTACACGATCCTGATATGGTCTACCTTCATTGTATCCTCGTACCAGAATTGTATCACCTGCTTGCTCAACACTGGTATAAAATTTCACTTCTTATCATTATATAATTTAAGGATCTCATCGGTAGGTTCTGCTACCACAAAGATATCAGTAGACCTTACAGCAATTTCCTCCTTTTTTGAATGAGGAGGATAATGCTGTAAAGTCTTTGCTTTCATCTCCATAGGAGATATTAATTTACAGTCTGGATCACCAAGTTCAACTCCACCGATTTCTTCAATCTCTGCAATGATCCAGATGCCATCAAGTCGTAGTATCTTGATCATGATCTGGATCCATAGAACCGTCAGGAAGACTTTCTGCAGCAGGAACCATTCCTGTATTTGCTTCAGTTACAACTGGTGTCTGTCCTCTAGCAGCATCTTCAGCAGCAACTGCTTGTTGTACTGTATTATTATATGCTTGTCCAAGACCTGGATCAGCAGTACCTACTGCCAGTACAGATGCAAAAGGAATCTTAAACTGGGTATCAGATGAATAAGGTAACCACTTACTAAATCTAACCTGAACCTCTTGATTAGCTTCATTATTAACACTCTCTGTATTAAGAATGTATGGACGTACAAACATTAAGCAAATTGGTTTGCCGTCTTCCTTATTGTCTTCACGCACTTCTTGAAGTTCCGTGATCACTCGTTCTCCAGTTTGAAGAACTGCTATTGCTATTGCCATCTAGTATTCACCTTGTTTGAGTATATTGTAGCATGCTGTATTTATTCTGTCAACAGCACCTTCTCCTTTTCTGTTGGGAGAGTCACATCATTGATACTATAACTGATCTTTCTTTGATGTTCTGGGACAATTTTCTCTAGTTTAACCTTCAACAGACCGTTCACATATGAAACATCAGAAACCTTAACGTCGTCCCCTAACTGCCATGTGTTGGTGAATGCTCGTTTAGATAATCCATGATGAAGGTATTCGTATGTTTTACTGTTACCTCTACTGGTCTTTGAATATACTTTGAGTACGTTTGTCTCTGTCTCTACAAATATTTCTTCCTTACTGAAACCTGCTAAAGCAATCTCTATTTCGTAAGTTGTACTATCAACCTTAACAAGATTGTAAGGTGGGTAGTTAGTGTTGGTTGAACTCATCGATTCTAAACGGTGAAAAATATCATCTAGACCAACATTGAATGGGGAATAAGTATCCCAAGCTAAATTATTCATTTTAGTTCTCCTTATTAAGCGAGTTTAAAGTATGATCCCCGAAGGCAATCAATTTTATTTAGAGGTATACTACCACTTTTCAGCAACTATTTCTATGGTGTTCTCTACACTTTTTTGTTCGGAGACTACGGTGTAACCTTGCTTTTGTACGGTTTCCATAACCGTCTCTCTAGCATATTCTTGAGTAACTTTCTCAATAAATCTTTCGACTGTGATAGGTTCTTTCCATGCATCTAACTCGGCAACTAATTGAAGTGTTCCATCAACACCCATTTTAAAACCGACGTAACGAGTTATTCCTACCTCTACTTGAACCTGCTCATGCTTATGATTAACTGGGTTGTCCAGTAATACATTCTCTTGAGTATCATAATTCAATGTATTAAGTGCCTTAACAAGAATAC